TACTGAACTCGTGTTAAACCCTGTAAAGGTGTAGCTATCGAAACCGCCCCACCTATTCAGGAAATGAACCCTTTGCGCTCCATCGCAATGGTTAACTATCTTGAAAGTGATTGTTTCAGTTGTGGCAAAATAAAACAATGCAACCTTAACACCTACGCTAACCCTGTAATCATAAGCACCCGTAGGGGGTGTTATCCCTGCCGTGGCTAAGTTGGCTAATCCTACGGCTACATCGTAACGCCCTCCAATTGTGGCGGTAAAATCTATTATTTGTGTAGTGCCTAGCTGAACACCTGCGCTATCTCTAAAGATTATACGTATTGCATTTGGTACTGTGTCTGAACTGTATAAACTTAATACATAACTTTCACCAGTAGCGATGTTCATAGTTCGGGGGCTATTCGTTAGGAACTCGCCAAAGCCTACGCCAGCCGTTATGACCTTATTAGGCAAACCTGCTGCGTTGTAAGTTTGTCGGGCTGCATTGATAACTATTTTGCCGCCCGTATTACCGCCCAAACTGTTGCCAACTATAAGTACTCCATTGCTGTTTAGTAATTCGTAAAACGCATAAGTTAACAAATTAAAGTAGCTGTTAGGTGCGGTGTATTGCCTTGCTGCAATCGCTGGCGTTTGAATGTCGTAGCTTACATTGTCACGGTAAAACTCCTGCAAATCAAACTCAAATACGGCTGTGCCTGCTATGCTTGGTTGTACTTGCAAAGTAATAATTGATGCAACTGAATTACCGTTAACGCCTTGAAACTCGCCAACCATTTTTTTTACGTTGCCGTTGTTGCTGGATACAGTCCATACCGCATTCGTAAATGACTCCAACGGTGTAGCTTGTTGACCTAGTAATGTTATTGCCATTATCCTAACTTATTAAACATTTCGTTAAAATGGTTCTTTATGTCTTTATCAAGTGCTGCCGTTACCATCTCATCTATCTGCCGTTCTATTTGCTCAATTGCAAACTCAATTATATTGGTAGCTGGTATGCCCCGTTTAAATATCGCTTCACGAATTGCCCACGCTGCCGACTTTACTTTCTTATCGTCACTCTCTAATCCTTTAATCTTTACCCACTCAATTAGTGCCTTTAGAAACGAACCATCGCCACCACTTGGATAACCAGCCTTGCGCCCGTCACTTACGTTGTTGATGTACCTATCTGCCAACAAATCCACTTTGTAGCTGTTTTCGGTTCGGCTTATCACATACTCAACACTATCTCGTAATTGTCCGCTTGCTACTTTCTTTTTAGCGACTATTTCCGCTATCAAGACGTTAGCCATGAATTGCCCTACTATCTCTAGTTCCGTTTGAAGTTCTTTAAACTCCATAGTTGAATACCCCGTTTACGCACGCATCGGTAAATACTTCTATTTGTAGCGGAAACTGCAACCTCAATAGCCTATCGTTGCCGTAATTAAACACAAAGTCGCCACCCGTTGCGGTATCGTTTACAATCCTTATACGGGCATTGGTTTTGAACCTACTTCGTATTTCGGTTAGGTACTGCTCCGCAATGCTCAATAGGTTTTCCTGCTCGGTTTGGTCAGTATTTAGGGCTTCAACATCTCTATGAAACAACTGAAAAAATTGGAACTGCATAGAGTACACCCTGCGACCTTTTATAAAGTCCATTGTATTTACGTTTAGGTTGCGGTCAACTAGTAAACGTGGGTATAACTTTTCACCTTGTGTGTTAATCTCGGAACGGTTGCCGTATGTAAAGCCTTGAAGCCCTGCCATTGCATCGGCTGTGGTTTGGAGTATGTCAATAACATCAATGAGGGTCGCCATGTTACAAATATAGTTATTTTAGACTTACCAAACAATAGTTTTAGAGTAGCCTAAATTTATTTTTAGGCAAAGAAAAACCCAACCTTACGGGGCTGGGCTTTCAATGTTTTAAGCAAATAAATTAGGCAATGATATACTTTAGTGTACTAAGCCCGATTTTAACGGGTTGTTTGGTTGCTTTTCTTTTTGGCCGTGCTAAAGTCGCTAGGGCTTTGTGCCATCTTTTCTATGGCTTTACCAAAGTTTACATCTTCGCCAGTGTCGTATTTTTCGGCCAGTTCTGAATCGGATAAGCCCTTTGTCTCTTTCTTGTAGCTTTTGGGCTTAATATCCATTACATCCACTTCCAGTGACGATGAGTAAGGCAATGATTTGATGTAGTTCTCCATAAAATTAAAGTCGGGTTTGCCGTTTAAAGAAGGCAGGCTAATGCAAGATTCGGACATTCTATCTTTATGCCATTTTCGCCCATAATTAAAGCGATAGCGTTCTTTTTCTATAACTGTTGCAATAAAAAGTGCACTAAAGACATTCATCTCAAACTTTGGGTACAATACGTTAACATCATCTGATGCCCAAAACGGTACTGGTTGGTAAAATGCTTCCGCTACCGAGCCATTATAGTTAACGCTAATGGTATTACCGTCATGTATCGGTAATTGCCCTATAAAATCTCTCCAACCGTTGTTTGAATCAATGGCTGCAACAAAAGGGGTATTACCCACTTCAAAATGTTCCTTGGTTAAACGTTTGCCTTTCTTTATTTCAAAAAAGTCTTTAATCCTAAACGATGTAAATTCACATTTTTCAAGAAACAAAGGCCGACCCATACAAGATGAATCTGGCACGTTTGTAGCGTTAATGCCTACAAGCCCAATTTCGATAGGCATTTTATCAGGAACTAATAAATCCTTTAGAGTTCGATTAGCCTGCCTGCCGTAATTATACTTGTATTTGTTTGCCCTAATACAATAGCAATAAAAGAGTAACTCCAAATCAGTCATTTGTTGTAATGGGGTCAGAACAAATACATGAAATCCAGTGTAGTATGGTTTTGGTTGCAAAAAAGAAGAAAGTACCGAGCCACCTAAAGCTACAGATATTGTTTTTGCTGGGTTTTCGGCAAACAAATCACTTCTTTTAACAATTGCCGCTATGCCATTATTCTTTTCCGTCCTAGATACGTAGTTAATGGCATCCTCATTATCAGCAGGGCATTGCTCTAGGTTTATTAACTCTAGGCTGTTGCCATACTGAATGCGGAACAAGGTATGTAGTGGTACTAACTTCATGTTACTTCAAATATAATTCAGTAAACAACACATACTCTTTTATCGTTTTGATAAAATCATCTTTTGATAGATTGGAATAGTCAGTTTCCATATATGCCTCCGCACACCACTCATCGGCAGCCGTTACCCTTTTAGTGACAGAAAGCCCAGCTATATTTTTGCGGTTAACATAACTGTCAACCCATTGCGCCCTTATTGATTCCCATTTATCATAGGCATCAACCCTGCCTTTATGCTTCCGCTTTTCAAAACCATCGATTTTCCAGTACCCAAAATATGTTTCCTTATTAGGTGGATGAGGCACGTGTGCCCTTAGTACAATGATTGCTGTCACAACGCCATTGTCGGTATTGTAGAACAAATCGTCTGGCATGGACATAACGGCCTCTAAAGTGTGCTTTTCCAAAAGCTGCCGCTTTAATTCAAGGGTCTGTTTCTTTGCCGATAATACCCTCTCCATCGGTATAATTGCCACACAAAGCCCGTTTCTCTGTAAACATTCCATGTTGTTGAGCACAAACACAAACTCGTTTATTCCGTTAACCTTGTCATTAGGGTACGGTGGGTTGAGCATACCAACCGTAGGCGCAAACTCCTTTATAGTTTCTACTACTTCGGGTTTTAGGCAATCCTCGTGGATAATGTTTGATTTGCCGTCTTTATGTATGTACATATTCGTGGCGGCCAATGCGTAAATGTGAGATTGGTACTCCACACCGATAAGCTGGTGCTCTTTGATATGCTTTATTTTTGTTTCGTCACCCTTGGCATCTATCACCATAGCACGCATTGCGCTGATTAGAAATCCAGCCGTGCCCGTACAGTTATCATAAACCACGCTATCCTTGTCCACAAATGCCAAATCACAGAAAAGTTGTGTTATGTGGGGAGGTGTAAGCACTATTCCTAAACTAGAATCAGCATTCGCATAACTTAAAAACTCTACGTAAAGCTGCCCCAAAACATCAATATACTTGTATGTCTGTAAGTAGCCGTTAACATTCTTGTCTATATCGTCAATAAGTTCCGCAAGTATGTTTTGCTCTGTATCGGGGTTCTTTTTTAACGATAAAGTGGCATCCGACCTAATGAAGCTAAATTGATTGTTTAGGTTCTCAACTTTCTTTTGGGGCAATGACTTTTTTAGTTCCAAAACAACCGTATCAACCAACCTGTCAGCTAAATCCTGCGGCTCTTCAATCTCGTTATAAGACTTGTAAAAAGCCTTGTTGTCCAAGGCAATAAGTACACTGCTTAAAAACAATCCTCTTTGACTTGCTAATACCTTGTGGCTTTCTAGTTTGTTGTTCAATTTCCTAGAATAGTCAATTAAGGCATAATAATCTTGGCGGTGCTTTTGCGGGCTACCTAAGTAACTTTTTAGATAGCTTTCATAATCCAGCAACTTGTTCCCATAATCCATTTCAGTGGCCTTCGGCTCACCGTTTAGTTGCAAATAATGAGAAACCCTCAACTCTCTTTCCGTTTGTCCGCTAACGGCTATTGCTAAGACATCATATTCCTTTGAAAGAAACGAGGCATAAAGAATAGCACCGTCAACGGCAAAATCGGCATACCTATCAAGCGTTTTGCTTTGGTGCTTCGTTGCTTCGGCCTTACATTCAACAACAATCAAAAAATCGGGGCACTCCTTAAACGAAATGATAAATTCGGGATACCCCCTGCCACCACCTTTTTTGGAAGCATACTTTAATAGCTTGGCTATTTTTGGTATATCCGACATCTGTTTCTCTACGTGCACCTTTTTATAGGTGTTCGTGGCAAGGAACGCTGATACCAAATCTTCTGTTTTCCTTTCGTTAGCACGCATCGTAGGCTATTTTGCTTGTTAGCTTTTTGTAAGTCAATTTGGTTGAGTTCAACAATGAATAATCGAAACGCTCGTTAACGCTTTCTTTTCGTGCATTATATCTAAAGGCGAACTCGTCACAATACCTCGTTAGGTGTTTCGGGCTTACGTGGTGGTAGATACCGTAGATACCCCTTTTAAGGTGCGACCAAAAGTTCTCTATACCGTTATTGTGAAAGCCACCCCTAACATACTCATTTTCCTTGTGGTTTAGAACAACGTGGCTGTGGGTAGTAGCCAATCCCTTGTAAGCAACCCATTCATCGGTGATTATTATCGCACCCTCTGCAACCATCCTTTTTATTATCGGCTTGATGGTGCTGGCCTTGGTATCGGTAATAACGGCAGTCCTTACCTTGCCACCCGATTGCAACAATCCAAACACGGGCGTTTTATCCTTTACGCTACGCCCTTGGCTTTCAACAACCTTTTTGTCCGCATGGCGGTTTTTGTGCTTGCCACCGATAAATGTTTCATCGGCTTGAAAACATCCGTCCTGTTTAATATCTGCATCTTTGGGACTGAACGCTTGCCTAATCCTACTCAACATAAACCAAGCTGTTTTTTGTGTCACGCCAAGGTCGCTTGCCAACTGATGCGAACTGATACCCTTTTTGTGCAGCGAAAATATATAGATTGCGATAAACCATTTACGCAAAGGTACGTGAGAACCCTCGAACATCGTACCTATGGTTACGGTGTAACGTTGTTTGCAATCCCCACATTTGTACATTCCTTTGAACACGCCTTTTGTTTTTAGTGTGTATGCTTTGGTGCATTTGCAATATGTGCAAGTTGGCGTTCCGTTCCAAATCTTTTGTTCAAGATAACTTCTGCAAGCGGCATCGTCTGGCAGTGCTGCAAGCATGGTGGTCAAGGAGTTGAACTTTGCGATATTTTGTGTAGCTTCCATTGGTAGTAGCTTTGTGGTTTGCTACTAAAATATACAACTAATTTTTGGTACAACCAAATATATTATTGCCATAAATTATTCGTTTCCACTATGCTATACTGTGGCATAAACGGGTGCGGTTGCCCTAACTGCCAATCGTCTATCTCTTTTAGCCGTTTATCCATGTCCTTTATATTGCCCCGTGCGCTGCTGTTTCGTAGCTTCATTGCTATGTCATTCCTAACGTAACTCATGTGGTGCATCAGTATCGGTACTTCCTTGCACCTACCTTGTGGGCTTGTACCTCTAGTCGGGTCTACGTATATTCCAAAACCCCCAATATTGCACGATGTGATTTTGCAAATAAACGGCACAAAGTAGTTTTCTAAAGGCTCTAATCGGTAATTAGGCTGTTTGAAGTACGTAACCAATTTACAATAGCTAGTGTCTAGATTGTGCTCTAATACAAACGCTTTGCCAGCTTCAAAGTCACTAGGTACGTAATACTCATCGGTATCAATGTGCAGGAAATGCGTACAACCTAAGTCCTTTGCAACCATGCTACCTTTAAACCGCTTGGCTATCTCGTTATGCGTACCGCCTTTCTGTATGTCGGGGGTGTAGTAGCTATGCGTTACCTTTGAGTACTTAGCCGATAACGCTTGAACGCAAATAGATGTATCGGGGTTTAGTTCGCCAAAGTTGCTACGGTCTTGCCACACTAAAATAATGTGGTCAACAAACGGATAAATTAGGCTTATAGACTTATCTAAGTGCTCTAATCCGTCCCATACGTTGTAAACTGCTGCTAGTTTCATTCTTTAGGTATATTTTTATAATCACCATACGGTAAATGCCGTTCCCCTTGTGCTGCATAAATTACTTTCAGTTCAGCACATAAGGCATCTTGCTCTTTAAGTATTTCGCCTAACCTTTTTCGTATTTCGGTTTCTCTATCCATATTATTTCTTTGAGGGTCTGCCACGTTTTTTAGGTGCTGGTGTTTCGGTTTGTTGTTTATCTCTATTAGTGCTTTCAAACGGCAAAGTGTAAAAGTCACTTTCGCTTGGAAACACATCGCTAATCTTACGCAATACCCCGTACACGTTCCAGCCATCGGTTACGTTACCCATTGCAGCATGTTCGCCAACTTCAATTAGTTCATATCCTGCGACCTTGCAAAGTTCGGCATAAAATTCTTTTGTAAGGTAGTGGAAACCATGCCCGTGCCAGTTGTTTACCTTTGGGTTTTCGCTTATAATCAAGCCGCCAATCTTACACCCGTTGTGCTTGTTCAACCAACAATTGTAATAATTGCTAACGTGTTCGCTAGTACCGAAATCGGTAACAATGTCGCACGGCTCTAAATTCAAGATAGTTGACAAATCTACTATCTCGCTATCGTATTCCCCGTTTGCATCAAGGCTATAATGTTCAAATCCTTGTTTAGTGTAGTAGTCTTTAGCTACTCCCATTGGCTCACAATCGAAGTAGGTGTTTTGGCTACCTAATTCGAGCATTGTTTTAGCGTTGCCTTTGTGCTTTTGCACTAAATTGTTTGAGTGTGTAGTTACTCCCATAAATTAAATTGATAACAGGCATACGTCAGCACCCCTGTCTAGTTTGATTAACTGATTGTTATACTCGAATTCAAGCCCTACCATAAAGTAGTACATAAAAAAGGTTTCATGCCCTTGCAAGATAGCTATATTATTCCTGTTTATCAATAGGCTTGCAACCGTTTGGTCGTGCCTATGGTCGTCCCAACTGCCAACAAAAGAACCGTTTAAAGCACCTTCGTAATACTGGTCAATAAAGTCTTTAGCCTTATCTCGGTTAAGTCCCATAACACAAGCCATAATCATAGGGGCTTGCAGTTCCATTTCGGTTATGCTGTAAATTGATTTGCAGCTATCGTTACAGTACGAACCAATGGCATAGGTGTAGTTGTCAAAGAATGCATACCCCGTGTCTTGTATGTGCTCAAATAGCTTATCTAAAGGGGCTACGCATTGCACCACGCTATCTAACCAAAGGATATTATCGTACCCCTCATCAAATGCCTTTTTAATGGCATAGGCTTTGAACGCATACGGGTTATCTTTGTGGTTTGGGCAACCTAGTTGCTTTTCGCTGGTGTAGCAAATATATTCGCCTGTATAGCCTTTAGCGATTAGGCTTTGCTTTTGCGCTTTAGCGGCTGCTATGTATCGGGGGTTGCCTTTAGCAAATGTTACTATTACGTTTCTCATATCGCTGCAAAAATTAGGTTTTCTCCGTTGCGGTGTATTTCGGTTAATTCGTAGCCAGCGCAATACTCAATATACTTTTTGGGGTCAATTCCGTTGTACTCTACGCATACGCATTTTACATCGGTAAGGTCTATTTGGCTCAACACTTCAAAATCCATGCCCTCAATATCAATATTGATAAAGTCAAACGTGCGCCCGTTCATTATGCTCTTAACCGTATCGCAAGGCACTTGCACCTCTGTAAATTGTTCGTTAATCCATCGCTGTTTCTCGCTTTCGATTATCGTACTGACTAAGCTAACATCTTCACCGCCTAAATGCGTGCCGCTTTCATAAAACGTAATAAAGCCCTTGTACGGGGCTATCGCTACATTAACTACTTCTACCCTGTCATTGTCTTTATAAAGCGTTTGCGCTAGGCTTGCAGCGGTTTCGCTGGCATCTACTAACATACCACTCCAGCCGTTTAAAGCAATAGCACGGGTGTTGCTAAATGTTGCCCCATCATTGCAGCCTAAATCTAAAAACGTACCGATGTAGTGTTCGCCAAAGTAGTCTAATATTACTTGCTGCTCGTTGTTTTGTGAATACCTCATTTGCCTTGTGTGCTTATTGCTGCTTGAAAATCGTAATGGTACATATCTTTGTTAATATACACCTCTGTTTTAAGTAACGGGCGTAGCCTGTTTGAATAGTCCGCATCTTCACCGCTATTAATACCCCTCGGAAACTTAACCCTTAAAGCGAGTTCCCGTTTAACAGGGCAAAGGTGGTTTATAGTCCGATAATACACCCCGTTCAATTCGTACCAACTGTCAAACGTATTACTAATCTTAAAGTTGTGGCGGTCTTTGCCATTGGTCGTCATGTAACCGTCAAAGCCCACGCAATCGGGTTTACTTTCAATAGCCTTTAGTAGTTCACTAACGTAGTAACTCGGCACTAGGTCGTCATCGTCTATAAATACTATGTAGTCGCCTTTAGCCTTGTCTAGTAACTCGTTGCGCTTATCGCTTATTTTCTTTTGGCGGTTGTCAATCGAAACTAACACCTCCGCATTAATATCGCTTTGCATATCTAGTGTAGCCAATAACCTAGCTAACAAGTGGCTACGGCTTTCGATTGAGCATATTAAAATTGATAGCTTCATAGCCCGTAATTATTTAACCTCCGTTTGGTGTGTAGCGTTTGCCCTTGTGTCCACATACCATTAGAACGGTTGTAAGTGTTATCGCTTTGCCCTTGTAGTTCCTTTGTCGGGTTACTAGGGTGCAAGTGTGGGAACTTTAAATCGGGTGCAAATACTAAACCGTTTATTATCCTCGCTACATGGTACAAGTCCTCATCGCAAAACATTGATTTGTATTCGGGGTGGAAGAAATACCCAAACCGATTGTAAAACGCTTTAGTCATTATCGGTATGGTTAACACGGCTACGCCCATCGGTTGCAAACAGTCGTCAACCTTTAGTATTTGCTCTAGGTTAATATCCATTTTATCCGCTATCAACCTATCCCAATGTTTCGGGCAATCAAAGTCGTCACTAAGGTAAATCAGTATATTGCCTGTGGCGTACTTAGCCGCTGCATTAGTCGCACCCACTACATACCCATCGCTTGTATTCTCACGTACTATGTGATGCGCCCCAAATAACCGTACATAGTCATCGTATCTCGGCTCGTCTAAGTCCAATGATAAAATATGTTCAATGGTTATCTTTGATGTACCGTTGTTGTGGGCTTCGCTTTTAGCTAGCCAATTAAGGTAGTTAGCGTGCGCCATTTCGGGGCGACTGCGGCTGGGGTGTATTAGGCTTATTCTCATGCAAATGCTTTTTTTACTTGACTATCTAATTTATCATTGCCAGTCATTAGCCAATCTATTCTTTCTTTCCAATGCTCCCATAAGTTCTGTATAAAATATTCAAACGTGGCAATTGGGTAGCTATTATTAATTATGCTAGTTGATATATTGCCAATAATCCTATTTGGTTTTTCAGCAAAGTATTTTACATTTGTTGGGCAAAACGGATAATCCATTAAATATTTACTTGTATCTATTCCCGAAATAAAACCACCGAATAACCCTGTTTTTACCGTTGGAGAATAATATGCAATATCGGTAAAGTTATGCAAGTATCTAGGCTTTGCAAGTGATAGCATATGAACTACATAAGCACCGTAAGCCGCTTGTTTAGTTTGCCAATCTTGTATGTCTAGTTTCATTTTACGGCTTTTAGTTGTTCGGTTGTCGGTACTTTCGCAGCGTTAACGTGCTCGTTAATCTCCCATATCCTTGCATACCATTCAGGCGTTTCACGTTGCGGCATTTCCTTTGTCAAGACCTCTAATACGCTTGCCTTATCAGTTTTTCGGTCTATACATACCCTTACTTTTTTCAGAACATCTAAGTAATGGTTTTTGCAAAACTCCATATATTGACCTAGCCACCACTCTTGTTGCGCCTTATCCTTCCTCATACTTTCAATGTAGTGCAGCTTTACCTGTATATTTGTTTCTAAGTCAAATATCTCAATACCTAGCTGCCAATATTCCACGCTATCGGGTTCGGCTTTATCTAGCGCCTTTTGCTTTGCTCCTTTATATCCTTCAATTAGGGATACATTTCGATGTTCACGGGCAAACCTATCTTGCCAGTCTTGTTCTAACTTGTCTTTATCGAACTCCATTGGGGGTTTCTTTTATGTGTTGAAATTATATCGGTTACTATCACGGGGGTTATGCCTGCTCTCATGCTGTCAAGGTGAAACCAACTATCGCTAAACTTACCTAACTGGTTTGGGTCATGCCTAAACTTTACCTTTTCGAGCAAGTTACGGCTAAACAGGCTACACCCTATTGATGGTACGCCTGTCTTTAGTTTGCCATCAAAAAACCCTATGCAGCTTTCGGGCGGTGGTACATCAAACCGCCTGTATGTGGCTTGGTTAATACCCATCAACTGAACGCCAACGGTGGTATTTAATCCTTCCTTCAAAAAGTATGGCACGTTAATGTTATCGGTACGGTAAACTAGTAGCCGTTCAATAGTGTCTTGTGGGCAAAAGTTATCACATTCCAAACTAAACAGATAATCAAACCCGTTGGTTAGTGCGTACTCTCTTATCAGTTCTTGTGATGCTGCGATATACGCTTCGGGTCTGCCTTTAGGTTCTACCCTGCGTACATCAAAACCCTTTATTGTCTTGTGCCATTTCGGGTCGTTGCTGTTATCCACTAGAATAATATGCAAGTTAGGATAGGTAAGTGTCCTAATGAACTTCAGCCACTCGTCAAGTACGTACGCCTTGCGCTGGTTTATTGGTGCTCCGAGTAGTATTTTGGGTATCATTAGTTTAATTGTGGGTCAAACGGGAACACCCCGTATCGTCTGTAATGTACTATCGCATTAAATTGAGCATACAACGTGGGGTAACAGTTCAATAATGCCTGCTGTATATCCGCTTCGTTGGCTTGCTCTATCGTCATAATCCAAATGGCTGTTCTTTATTAACCAATTCCGTTAATGCGATACACGCCTCATGCCTGCCTATTATTGCACGTTCAAAAATATTATGCCAATTTAAATGATACCACTTTTTTAATTGCAGTACATAAAACTGGTCTAATCCTGTTTGCTCTTTATTCACCCCAACAACGGGTTTAATCCTGTATTTAATCTTAAATATACTCATATCCTATCGGTTGCTTTTAGTGCGTTCTCGAATGCTCTATCTCTGAATCTGCCCCCGTTACGTGCGCCACGTTCCTTCAGCCGTGCCAGTCGTAATTGCGCAGCGGCTTCGGCTCTGTCTTCATACGGGTATGTTTGCCTGCCGTTTATTACATCAAGTTCGGTAATACCGTACTGGTATGTTTTGCTTTCAGGGTAATATCGGTCAACTATTTTCATGCTCAAATATAATTAATTATCTGCTACTTAACAACTTCACTCATGTAAATCTGCATCTTGTATTCAACTTTACTACTCATGCGCTTGTGCATTATGTACGCAAACACTTCATGCACGGGTAAAGATTTTACTATACTATCCTTGCTGATGTCGGGGCTTGCTTCCCTTAGTGTGGCATACCACCCGAACGGGGCTAACTTATCCTCGCCAGCCCGTTGACCTGCTGCTTTGTGTTTTGCCGTTCTGTAATCTCCGCTAGTCGGTTTGATAAATGTGTTGTATATCCACGCCCTAACCTCGCAAAAAAAAAGAACGCACTAGCCGCATCTCTCGCATCCATATCCAAAAACTCGTTTGCTTTTTCGGTAACGTGTCCCTCCCCTTCGTACAAGTAAGCTAACACCATTGGCATAGCCCTGTGAATGTGCGTAGTGTTATCCATTATCGTTAGGGCTTCGATGCAGTTTCCAAATTCGATATTTCCGTACGGTATTCTTTTTGCCCCCATGTCCATTAGCAATGGCTCACAAGCGGTGTAGGTTTTGCCGTTCACCTCAATAAAAGGTACTTCGTAAGGCTTTGGAAGGTATAACCCTTGTACGGCTATTTCAAGCATACCCACGACCTCTGTAACGGGTTTGGCTAGTAGTTCCGCTTCGGTCTTATCCGTGCAAACTAGTAGCACTTTATAAGCCTGTTTAGGGTAACTTACTAGCATATCCGTTCCTGTCATATCGTCTGTAATGTCAACACCTATCAAGGCATCCATTACTTGTATGTACTGTCGTAGTGTCATTAGTAGTATATTTGGTTTTTAGGTTGACCCATTAACCCCGTACAGGCGTAGCGTGCCGCATCTATGGTATGGTTGAACGCATCAATAGGCTTGTTTAATAAATTACCCATCTTATCGCTTGCCCATGTATAGTTTTTCAATTCCTTCATAATGTCGGGGCTTTGACAAAATACTAACGGATATTGTTTCATTAGTTGGATACCCAAATTAATGCTATCCGCACCCTTTACCGTTGGCTTGATGTTGAACCCTTGGCGGTATATTTCCTCAATTGATTTTGGCTCTGCACTATCAGCAAAGATAACGTCATTTCGTGTAACGCCCAAACCTCGCATCTTATCGCAAATGTCAGAGTTAGTCAACCCGTAACCGTATATTAGCTGCCTAACGTAAATTGCGCCCTCTGAATAGCGTATGTGTACTAAAGCGGTAGGATCGTTAGTAAAACCAAAATCAAGCCCGTAGGCTTCGCTTGTGAAGTGTTGCGGAAATTCGCCCGTTTCGTATTTGTCGAATATCTTACCTTGCTTACCGCTGCCCCACTCACCCAGTACAACTACCCTGTAATATTCGGGGTCGATTTCCAATAGGCTTTCCATTTTGCGGATATAGTCGGGGTGTAAGTTCCGTATATTGCAATGGTAGGTAGTATGGATAAACTCGCACTCTGAATAGTTGGTATCGTGAAACTTGGTTTTTAGCCAGCAGTCCTCATTCTCGGTATTATAGCTTAAAACAATCTTTAGCTTTTTGCCTTTGGTTGTTCTTAATGATAGGTCAAACTTATTAAAGTCTGTATAACTCACCTCATCGGCTTCCTCAACCCATGCGTAGTTGACCTCTGTAATTGATTTCATTTTAGCCGTTGCGCTGCCGCTACTTGCACGAAACCCTTTAGCGATTATCTTGTTGCCGTTTAGCTTGCATTCTATTTCCATTGTGTTTTCTCGAATGTGAAATAGGTGCTCCATGCCGCTACCATTTATAATATCTTTTAGCTGTTGGAACTGTGAACCTCGAATGTCGCTAAAATTGGCACGGGCTATAACGCAACGAAAATAGTCTTGTTCAACCATGTTGATTACAATATCCTGTGCAGCGGTGTAGCTTTTCGCACTGCCACGCCCTCCCCACAAGCAAACATAACGCTTATTGGTTGACTTTAGACTATTATACGCACGGTTAAAATTTAACTCCATTTAAACCAATTCAGTCTTTACAAAGGTAATGTTTGTTTTCTTATGGAAGTACCTATCTTTATTAGGGTTGTCTTTAAGGTAACTCGTTGCGCTGTGGTAGCTAACCCCGTGAGCCTTACACGCCTGTTTTAATGTCTTGTAGGCTAGGTAAAAGGTTTCGCCACGTACCGTTGTGATGGGTACTATTATTATCTTACCTTTCATTTATTATCATTTACACAACTAAACCCCGATAAGAATTGTGCCTTTATTCGGGTTTGCTCATATCAACGTGCTTAATTACTATCGTGTTGTCTATCTTATCACCTCCGCTGGTTACATCTACCTTGCTCATGCTTAGTGCGTTCCTTTCGTCTGTCGTGGCTATTAGCTTGTATAGGCTTAATTGCAATGCTGGCGCTTCGCTTTTGTACCACTTGCTACGCATACTCGTTTTTACTTCGATGCGGTTGCGTTCAAGTAGTTCGTCTATTTCCTTTCTATCGTTCGTTTCGTTCGCAAAATGTTCGTAAAAAGCTGTTTTGCCACACGGTATAAACGCAACAACATCCTCAATAAAGAATAGCTTGTGTTTCTCTATTGCGGCTAAAGCTTGTTTCTTTAGCGTTGCGGTGTTATATGCCATTACTTTTTATTTTGTCTAACCATTGCAATTTGATTTGATTAGCTATTTGTGCTGTCATTACTGGTGGTACACTCATGCCGATTAAATACTTTGGCTCGATGTTCTTAAAGTTGTAATCCATTGGATATGTTCCACATTGCTTTAATTCATTATTGGATAGCGCTTTTTTCTTTTCATAATGATACAATTCACTTCCACTTGCAAACCCCACTCGTTCAACTCATCGCTATTCCACTCGTTTGCCAGCAATTCCCAGTCCCATTCACCAAAGCCTACGTTATCCTTGATTATAAACTGCCGTTGTTCCTGCTCGGTCAATTCGCTGGCTTGCTTTACCCATGTATCGGGTATTTCCTCGTATTTAAGGTGTTGTAGGGCTTTTAAGCGCATATTGCCACCGAGTAGTACATTATCTTCGTTTACTACCATTGGGCGTAATTCAAGCATCTTTGGGAACTCCTTGATAGAGTTAACTAGCTTGTGGAACTTATCGTCTTTAATTACCCTCGGATTGCTTGGGTTTGGTTTTATTGTACTTAGCTTTATCATCTTGTTGTATTCGCTTGGTCTACCTGCTGGCATAATTACTTTTTAAACTCATTTCACTTATAATAAATTCTTCCGCAGTTGCGTATTCCCATTTTGTTTCCTTTGGTAATACTTCTACATACGCACTTTGCCCTGCAACAAGTATGCAGTTATCTTCGTTGTAATCATTCTTATGGTACACTATGCCGTTATACTTAACGTACGTACTACGAATTACTATTTCAGCAAAAGTATCTGACGCATCTTTAAGCATGGTTAGCTTATAAGATAAATAGCAGCATAGTAAAGCTAGTAATATAATAATGATTAACATGGCTTGACAAGTTCAATTTTCAAATCTTTTAAATCGCCACCGCCTTCGGTAAAATCATTCTCGGATTGCAATAAGTCTTGGTATGCGGCTCGATAGCTTTTGTGCGCTACTATCTGCAAAAAATCGCCATTACCTGTTTTATTGTAGTGCAATATAGCTTTAAACGCTTGTAATAAATCATCGGTAACAAACGTAAAGCCATTGTCGTTAGTTATTATCCATACTTGGTAATCGCTTATGCACATCCAATCAATAAAACTTAGCATAGTGGTTTTGCCGTACTCAATGCTTTGCCGTTTGTCATTTAGCTTGAAGTTTATTACGCTGTCAAATCGCATCTCAACATCTGAATACTTATCAATAAATCGGGCTAGTTTGTTGCTCATTGTCTTATGGTTTAGCTATTAGGTTATTGGTTTAGGTTTATACAAAGATACATTATTTATTCGTTATTTGGTTTATCTTCGGGGTTCTTTAAAAGTCTTTCTTGGGCTTTACCCCAATCACTTAACTTCAATAATCCAGCTTCACGGTTGCCGTTAATCTCACCTTCAATGTAAAGGTAATTGTCATTCGCTGCTGCGTGTTTTTGTTTATTGGCTACTAATTCAAATTTAGGAAATTTGCTAGTAACTTCATAAAGCAAACTTTCACACTCGTTTAAATCCGTTTGTAGCTTTTGTTTTTTAGCATAAATCCATTGATATTGGTCACGCCAATAATCACGGGCTTTAGATACGTTATCAAATTCCTTTGCTTTTACGGCTCTAAAGTACCTACCGATTAAAAAAGTAATTACAGGGGCTAGTATACCTATTGTTATTGTTAATGTGTTCATTGGTTAGTCTTTACGTAAATTTACTAATTAATACTCTAATTATCAACTATTTAGCTACTTATTTAGTAGCGTTTCCAGTTCTTTTACCCTAGCCTTTAGCTGGGCTATCTCGGCATCACGTTCAGCAAGTGCCGTTTCACGCATTTCATGTGCGTAGGCTTTGATAGCTTCAATGGCTTTGTCGTTTGCGCCTTGTACATCATAAATATTATAACGTTTAAGTTGTTTAATTATTTCCTCTGGTGTCATTGCTTTTGGTTTTAGTGTTTGACAAAACAAATCTATTCTTTTGAATTTACAAAACTTATTTTAAACTATTTTTAGGGTTTATTATACTTTTCCAATATTCTTTTCCTTGTTGGGTTTTACCCCAAACAAAACCGAAAATTATAAAGTCTTTTAGGCTTTCAAAATTACTTGCCGTTGTACGGGCTTGGATTAGGTCGGCTCGCATTCCTATCGGAAGTTTATTGAGCCAATAATTAAAAGGGTATATCACTTCCAATGTTTTCAAATTCCTCATCATTAGGTCGTCTTATTTTGGGCTCAATTATAGGTGTGGCAATCGGCTGTATTGATTGGAAATCGTCAACCTCTTTGTAAGTGGCGGTAACTTTGTCATGCGTAAAGTTCACCACGCCTTGTTGGCCGAGTATACCCTCAAATTTAACCTTCCAAATATGTACATCAACTATGCCAGTATCAAAGTTACGGTACACGGTTATACCCATGTCAGCCTTGTTGTAAAAGTGTGCGCTGTCTGAAACATTGTACCCTGTTGGCACTTTGTATGTACCGTTGTCGTTCTTTTGCATCTTGGTAGGGTGTGCCACTAGAAACACCGCACAATCTAGTTTGCTGTTAAATAGCTTCAGCTTGGTTAGGGCTTTGCTAATGTACTGCTTTTCGTTTATGCCATTTGGGATCTGATGATCTACCGTATTCCACGGGTCAATTATCAAACAGTTAACGCCCTTTTGAACTACCAACTGTTTGCCAATGTCTAGTATATTTTCAAGCCCAAAGTCGTCATTGTCGGGCATGATAAAAAATATGCGTTCATTAAGCCATGCCACTGTATCCAGTAGTTCCGTTTCCGTCATTCTGCCATGCCCGAAAAAAGCCTTTTCGTTTAACATACGGGCAAGCCTTTGTAGGTGTAATTGTGGGGGGTGTTCGGGTGAATATACGGCAAACTTCCAATTGCTATACTCCATTAGCCTACATACTATTTGGTCTAAAAAGGTACTTTTACCGTGTGAGGGTATTCCTGTAACCATGTACAACATCGGAACCCATCTAATGAACTTGTCTAGTGTCGGGAAGTTAACCCCGTTGCCGCTGTCAAAGCCGTTGCGATAAATATCCAATAATTGGTCTTTAAAATTGTTGACCGTTTGCGCCCCCTCAATTGGATATGGCTTTGCGTTTGTTATAGCGTTTCTAAGGAACTCAATTCCCTCTACCTTACCTAGTGTGGTTAATACCTCGTTAGCGTCTTTAAAGTCGCCCAAATCAATTATAAAACACTTTTCACGCCCTACCCTTCGGCTCAATTCTTTTTGAAGGTGTTGCCCTGCTGGGTCGTTGTCAATGCTTAGGTAAATGTCCTTTACCCCTAACAACACATCAATGTCGTTGTCTATGTACTCAAATTTAGTATCGGAGTATTCAGCGTTGGGGGGTAGTGCTCCATCGGGTACGGATATGCCGTAATTAAACCCTGCTTCCTCCCAACTAAGCGCATCCCATTCACCCTCGCAAATAATAGCCGTATCCTTTACATCGTCAATTTTGTAAAAGTGTTTTGAGCCGCCCTTTACTTGGGTGAACTTTTTATTTGCGGTTCTAAATTTAGTGTTCGTGTGTTGACCGCCTTTGAAGTAATTGAACCAAATGCAGTTCATTTCTTTTTGCTCACTTGGTATGTACCGTAAACCCTCGGTTATCTTGTTACGTTTGATGGTGGTGGTGCTTATGTGGCGACTCTGAAAATAAGCAAACATCTTTTCGCTTAACTCGGTAGTGTTTAGCTTAGGCATTTCCACCACTACCACCTCTTTAGGTTGGAACTTGTTTTTTGTGCCGCCAGTACCGCAATGATGGCACTTGTACAATCCACGGTCTAAATCCACGCTTAAACACTTATCCGTCTTTTTCTTACGGGTGTGGCTGCATTCGGGGCAAGTAGTTTGTATAGTGCCTGTGGTGCGGTTTCCTAACTTAATATCCTTCCATTCCATGTTATCCTAATTTGCTTACGTCAAATCCGTAGTGGTTCAATATTGGTTTCTTTTCGGTTGTGGTTTCAATATCCACTGTAAACGGGTTTGCGGATTCAACTACAATCATGCGCTTTATGCTTTCAATAACTTGTGTTGAGCCTTTGCACTTTGCTATTAATGTTTTAAGGGCTTGTGCTTCGCTTATGTCGCTGGTAAATTGTTTGTTGTGCGCTTTGTAACGAACCGCTATCCATGTGTCCCATAATTCGGCTATCTCGTTTAACGTGGCTTTACCGTTTGGGTGCTTTAATATTTTTTCGGTAAAGTCAGGCATAAAAGGTATATCCCATTCCCTTTTTAAATTTGACTTTTCAAAAATAGGGTGCGCTTTTTCTCTTTCTAGTTTGTTGTTTGTTGTTTGTTGTTTATATAATGTATCACTTAGTGTTGCAGTTAGTTCATCACTTACTACATCACCTAGTGTGTTAGTTAGTGTGTTAGTTAGTTCATCACTTACTATGTCATTTTGTGATATACTAATTATGGTAGCTTGATGATGGTTTGGGCTTTTCCTTACCACGGAAATAAAACCGTGCAATACCAATTTATCAAATGCCTTTTTGTAGGTGTTGTAATGCGATATGCTCAATACTTCCATAGCGGTACTAGCTGCAAACGAAAACTTGCTTTTCCAGCCGTTACGGTTAGCGCAGTCCATTACCCAAAAGTATAAAGCGTGGTCAGTAGTATTAAATACTTCGGGGTTATTAAAGGCAAAATTAAACCATGCCTTTGTTAGCGTGTAGCCGTTAAGTTTTTCACTAGCCATATAAAATAAAAATACCCTTGCGCTTTCGGATACTGCCATATCCTACGGCTACAAGGGTATATAAAAATGTCTTAGATACTTCGGTTGCGTTTTGGCAGTCGTCAACCTTAGTTTATTATCGTACCGCTAAATTACACTTTACTTTTCACTTGTGCAAGTTTTTCGGTTAATTTGTTGCTTTGCTATGTAGCTTCCAACACGCCAGCCAATAGCACATAAGCCAATTATTGCCAGCGCAATTAAATACTTCATGCTATTTGTTTTTACGGTGAATAATTCCAGCGGTGTCAATGTCAATTCCACGTGTGGAAATTACAAAGTCCGCATCTTGTTTGAGATAGATAGTGTCGCCTTTGATGGTGAACATATCCGTTACTTGTGTTGGTATTGTTTCGGGGCAAATGTGACGTTTAGTATATAAATATACACCAATAAATAATACCATTAAATAACATACACTAAATCCTAAAAATTTACCCATAACTCAATCGTTTATACGGTTATCGAATTTACTTCTGCGCAACTCAAAGAACCCATCAAGTGATGGAAGGTCTTTTATCGCTTGTCTTGCAAACATCGGGGTAACATTGTTGTTAATTTTGAATTTGCCGCCATTTTCGGCAACGCTGGTGAAGTATCTTACTACTTCAAGGATTGCCTTAGCCGAATAGCGTTTAAAGCCTTTAGAGTGCATTTCTATCGCTATTTTTAAAAAGCGAGGGTAAACAGTGGGGTTTTGCTCGTGATATTCTTGGAAGTTCATGGTTTAAAGTTTTGGTTAGTGCCAGCACATAGCCAGCTAAAGAATTTTGGGTTGTGGTTTAGGTTTTCGATTTCATTCATTGCGCTACGCTTATTGCCAAAAGGTGGTAACACTATTTTCGGTTTTACCCTCAACTCAATTACGGGTGCGTTATGGCATACAATACACTTGTGCGACCTTATTACTCCATTCGCTTTGAAATAGTATTGACCACGTTTTTTATCTTCGTTGCATTGTAAGCACTTGATAATTTTGGGGTATCGCTTTATGCGTTGCGTTCTAATCGTTGCGGCTTTCATTCTTATACACTCTCCTACTTTCTATTTTGTCAATTAACGCCTGTCTTTGTTCTTTAGTCGGGTTCATTGGATGGCCTTTTGGAAATGTGCGAGTTTTGACTATTTCCAGTAAAACTTGTTTCCTTTCGGGTTTCGGTTCTTTAGCCTTTGCCCTGCTTTCGTACAACCTTGATTTTGTGTATAATTTGTAACAACCTTTGCAGATATACCTAGTTATTATTCCGTTGTTTTTGTAATAAAAGTTATCGGGGTTTTTGGCAAAAGGCAATTTACATTTATTGCACAAACACGTTTGACCTTCGGGTATTAACCTTTGCAAGTGTTTAGCCATGATTGATTTTCCTTTGCGGTACGTAATCGGGTGTACCGTATATCGGCTTAACTTTTGGCAATACCGTTTTATCTGCAATTTTAGGGCTTAATGGATGTCCGTTGGGTATCACTTTAGCCGTTGCCCTGTTGCGTTCCCTAATGGCTTCTAAATTGGCTCGTTGCCGTGCTGCCTTTTCGCTTATGTCTTTGCAGCGTTTAGCGTTGTATTCTTGTTTCTGTTCGGGTGTCATTAGTCGATGGTTAGTTGAATGTTAGTTAATTGTTTTGGAGTAAATAGTTTGGGGTGCGCCTGTACGTGTTCTTTAAAACGCTTAATTGCGGCTTCGTAATAATCCTTATCAAGTTCGCAACCTACAAAGTCAAACCCCAACTCCCAGCACGCTATCATGATACTTCCGCTGCCTACGTGGGTGTCTAGTATGGTGTCGCCCTCTTTGGCATAGTTTTGGAGTAGCCATTTGTAAAGCGCAACTGGTTTTTGAGTGGGGTGGATGCGTTCGGTAAGGTTTGGGTTTTTATCAAACTTTTTTGCTGTTGATTTAAAAGATGTGTAAGCCATTTCGAATTGTGCAAACGATACTTTTTTATTAAATCCCTTATCCCACAATAGCCAGCAACTTGAATTTCTTGCCATATTTTCAATAAAATGATTTGCACCCCAAACAATTTGATTTTTCGAAATATTAAATAGCTGATTAAAATATAATATAGAGGGGGGTATTTTATCCCAGGTTTCGGGTTTATAATTTGATGGCTTATCTCCTTTTCTCCTACCCATATTATGATTCACCCCAATCCCGTAAGGCGGGTCCACAATAGCCAACTCAAAGTGTTTATCTGAATATCGTGCCATCAAGCACATGTTATCCTCGCAAGTAAATTCTATCCGTGGATTTTCGCTTAATATCATAAAACAGCGTTTATAGAGTTAGCGGCATCAATAACTAGCCACAGTATAACTATGGCTAGTATTATTTTTACAAGTCGTTTCATTGCTGGCTAGGTTTTGAGAAAATCATTAAACAATCGCCTGTTATTACGTAGTGTAGCGTACAATCTGGCATATTGTGTAACTCATGTAAAAGTTCGTAATTGCTTTTCTGAACGTGGTTAATTGAGCCAAACATATTGTCGTAATCAAGCAATATGCTATACAATTCTGATGGTGTTGCTGTTTTCATTTTTGGTTTGTTTATTGGTAACTGAATAACTATTTGACAAAGCTAAGGTAAAAAACAATACAAAGTATCATTTCCTAAAAGTTTTTTAAAATTATTTTTATCGGGCTATTCGATAAAAGATAAAACCCTTTGCCATTGCTTCGTTTGGGTGCGTTTCGGCTCGCATATTGCAATTATGACAACTTGCTTTGAAGTATTTAGTATTACTTAATAGTTCACCAACTCGCCCGATTGAGTGGTGCAATTCCGTTGCCACGCCAGTACACCCTGTTAATTGCCCTTCGCACGTTGGATTGGCTGCTAGGTAGTCATTGCGTAGCTTAGTATATTCACGTTCCTGTTTTGCCCGTTTAGCTGAACGTGCTTTAATCGGTTTGGGTTTTGCTTTGGCTTTTGGTTCGGGCTTTGGTACTGGTCGGAACTCTCTCATAACAGGCTTTCAATATCCGTAAAAAATTGGCTTTTGTTCAGCACCGTGTAGCGTAGCACCTTCCAGCCTAGTAATTGCGCTGCATTATATTTCTCACAATCGTTTGTAAAGCCTGTTACACTTGTATGTCTTGATTTGGTTGCGATTATGCCTTCAAATTCGATAAGCACGTTTAAGCTAGGTATTGCTATGTCTGCACGCCATTTACGAGTAGGGTGAAAGGTTGACTCTAAAACGTAGTCAACTGATTTAGACTTTAGCCATAAGCAATAGAGTGCTATTTGTGGGCTTTGTTTCATACTTTAAAGATACTAAAAAAGCCCCACACGTTAATGTAGGGCTTTTTGTTATTCGGGTTTATATTTGAGTAAAATATCCCTTATTTCACTTCTGTTATACCTGCGTTGTAAACCTAACCCATCTGTTATTTCTTGTGCTACAGTAAGCGCACACATATCACCAGTTCCGTCAAGGTACGCATTAATATAACCTTGTAGGCTAATAGCTAATTTTTTGTGCCCAATAAGGGCTAAAATTTCATCAGTTGCTTGTTTTTTCATGTCGTTTAGTTTTTGTCTTTAAAAATAGGTTCGTTAGGGTCGTGCACGTAAATATCCCACTCGGTTGCAGCGTGCTGCTGGATAGCGTTTTTAATGGTGTTAAATTCCTCTTTGCTTATTCCTTTGGGGCTGTTAGATAGGCTTATACGGGCTTTTAGCGTGGTATCTAGTACCGGGTTGTATTCCTCACGAAACATAAACAGGGTTTCTAGTAACGTGCGTAATTCTTGAACGCTTACCGCAATACCTTTGTTTGCAAATCCTGACTGTAAATCCGAAATTACAACGCCAAAAAAGTATTTTCGTTGCTGGTGGCTAATGTTGTCCGTAACGGGTTCAATGGCTACCGTGTATAAACCATCTTTTAAGGCTTTTACTTGGCGGTCTAGGGCTACCCTGTTTAATTGGATAGCCCCGTTAACCACCTCGCACGGTATTTTAATACTTTTCATTGGAACTGTTGCCCTTTGCTACGCTTGTCGTATTCGTCTATGTACTTAAACGCTTCCGCTTGCGCTTCACGTTCCGCATCGGTTAGCGGTTCTACACGCTTTACTCTAAACGCTATGCTGTCTTGTGAATGCTTTGGCTCTTTATAGTCGGGCGGTAGGTTGCTGTCTTGGTGCTGGCTTATCATGTTTTAGGTTTATTTGGCGGTTAGTAAATTCTTGTTCTTGTGAACGGGCTTTGTCAATCATCGCCCGTTCTTGTTGGATTTCGTATAGTTCTTTGCTCATGCTGACTGTTTTTTACACGCTTCAATAAAACGCTTATCGGCTTTTACCTTTGCGGTTTGTTTGTTGAAGTATGCGGTAACTTGTTCACGACCTTCATAGTCAATTAGCCCTGCAATAGCCGTATCAATAGCATTAGCTAGTTCGTGGCTTTCTGCATCGGGGTCAACCATACCCTCGTAAGGGATAGTAAAGGTTTGCGTTAGTGCGTACTTGTGCGCTACTGCCATTGCTTTGTTGCTGGCTTTATCGCCGCTGTCCATACCTTCGCCACGGGCTTGTGTGCTTACGTTGCTACCGTCTTTGGCGTAAAACGTAAATTCCACGTCAATGATTGAGTAAATAACCTTACCACCGTTTTTGGTTTCCTTTTCCTCACGGATAGCGTTGATAATCTTACTAGTGGTAAATACTTCATGCTTAGCTAGTAACGGGTGTAGTGCGTTGTAAACGGCATCTACGCCCCGAAACATAAAGCCCTGCCCTGCGTTCTTTTGGTTCTTGCCGATAGGGTTAATGTCTTGCTGAATGGCTGCCAGCTTTTCAAATATCAAACTCATGTTTGGTTGTTTAGTGGTTAAATTATCTTGTTCCATCTTTATGACCGTCTTTGTATCTTAGGCTGCCGTACTCAATAATCAAATCGGCTAAGGCTACTTTGTCTAGGTTGTCTGAATATATCAACTTAGATATTTCGCTAAATTTGTCGGTTGCTAGTTTAAAATAGGGGGTTTCGTTTTCCATTGTGGTTTGGTTTACTGGTTAAGTGTGAAACAAAGATAAGGCAAAAAACAATACAAAGTATGTATTTCCAAAAATAATTTTAAACTATTTTTAGAAGGGCAATTTGTCGTCAAAATCTCCTGCTGGCGCATCGTAACTCGCTGCCGTGTCATTGGTTTGCTGACTGCCCTCAATACGCCATGCGTCAAGGTTTGTAAAGTAGCTTACTTTGCCTTCCTTTTCCCATTTGTTACCACGAATGTTAAAATGTACCGTAACCGTGTCCGCTGTCTTGTAACGGTTCAGCACATCGCATTTATCGTTAGTGGTTTGAAACTTTACGTAGTCGGTAACGCTGCGGTCCCCAACTTGCTTAACGGTTTCGAGCACAAACTCACGGCTCTTAAATTTCTCTGTCTTTTGTTGGGTGGCGAATATCTCAAAGAGTTTACCCGTTAGTTCAAAATTCATATTAATATTGGGTTTTTACAAGTAAATAAATAGCAAAAAGAATAAACAGATAAAACAAGCCTAAGGCTAAATCCATCGCTTTAAAAGGTCGTTTGAACATGGTTAGTTTTTTAGTAGTTCGGGGTTATCGAATATGTTGCCTAATACTTCAGAGTTAGTTAAATAGTCGTTGCTAATTGCAAAGTCGTAATCTTCGCCCTCGTATTCAATTTCCCAATTTATCGGTGAATAAGCATTAGGCATATACGTTAGTGCAAAACCACCGTTAATGTAAACTACTTGCAGGATTGTGTTAGTTGGGATATACTTTATTATACTACCCTCCCAAATTCTAACCCCGTTCTTATCGGTTAAGCCTGTGAATTCGCAAACGGTTTCGGGGTCTACTGTTACATCGTTTGTGTAATCGAATATGTCCCAGCCGTTTTTTTCGGTTTCTTTTGCGTAGGATTCATTATCAAAAGTGTGAATTTCACAAATACCGCCCGTTTGCTTTAGGCTACCTTCAACCCATTGGCTTTCTCCTAGCCTTTTGGCTTTAAAAATTATTTCACGCATTTCAAACAAAATTGTGCAAGCCTGTAAACACTTGCTGGTTCGTAATAGATAGTTAGTTTCGGTCTTCCTGCACCCCGTTTCGTTTCAGTTGGTACTTTCTCCGATGTGGTGGTAATCTCGAAGCCGTTGCGTTGCGCCCAACACTTTGTTTCAATAAAGTTATCTACGGTGTTCTTTTTGCCTGTTAGCCTTGCCCACAATTCAACCGCTTCACTAACGGTTATCTTTTCGCCTGTGGCGTGGTAATCACCATGCAAACCTATCAATTCAATCTGAAGGTCTGTATAATTACAAGCCATTGCATTAGCTATCCATGCAAAACCCGTTTCGGGGTCTTTGTCCTTTAAAAAATTGGCTCTTATTAGTGCCTTGTGTATTTGTGTTTCTATGCTCATTCTTTTAGGGTTATTTGTTAAAATTATACCGCTGCCAGCAAAACGGTTTCAAAATATTGCACAAATTGATACCTCACTGACAGCGGCTTTTGTTTACCCGTGAGGACGCTCTGCCCGAACTAGCTTAAATAAATAAGCTGCCCCCACGGGATTACTTTAATTAATAAGTAGCATTATACTCATCCAATGCTTTAAAAACATTGATAAAATAATTCTTGTCATTCTGATTGGTAAAGGTCATTTCAAAAGTCGTATAGTCTCTTGCATTTTGGAAGCGAATGGCCTTCATAGGTTTGCAAAGTTCTTTCCTAAACTTAGCATACAAATCAAACCCAATATCACCTTTACAATTAAAGGCTCTCCAAGATGTCATACTAAATTTGCTACCATCCTCAAAAATGATAAAAACCTTATCGTTTTCAAAGCAATCACCGATGGTTGAAACTCCGCCCATAGTTGAGTAAGCCCATTTGCTGCCTTCTTTTCTTAAAACAGGGTAAAGAGTGAAACCTTTTTTACCATCTTCAGATACCAACAAGGTTGGCTCTACTTCTAGGTATTCTTTACCTGTAAACTCATCTTTTTCGTAGATTAGTTTAATTGGATTTTCTGATTGCGCAAAGGTGAAAAGTGATACCAATACCATTGCTAAGGTTAATAAATTCTTCATAATAATATTGTTCAGAAACCTGTTCCCGTTTTGGTTAGTTTAAAAATTTACCCGTAAGCAATACGCCCACGGCTATATTGGCTTTATTATAAGGGGTAATGGCTTAAATTTATATGCCAAATGGCAAGCAATTTTGTAACCATTACCCCCGTATCTTGAAAGAACTGTTAGGCTTGCCATTGAATATCAATGCCGCATATTCCGTAACGGTAAACGATTACGTTTAATATCCTTGCGTGCATTTCCGCTTGGGTTTCGGTGTCTGACATTTGGTAAAACATGCCTACTGACTCTCCGTTTACTTTTACTAGTGCTTTCATTGTGGTTTGGTTTAGTGGTTAAGTATAAAACAAAGATACACCTTTAGATAATAGCTAGTATAATTTTACTAAACTATTTTTAGAGTATTTACGGGTGTTTAGCTAAATAGTTGATTATCAATGCCTTTAATTTACGGTTAGGCATAAAAAAAGGGGTCGAGCAAAGTCAGAAACACGTGTGCCCAATATGCCCTCTTTTATCGACGCAAACAACCTACAACCGTTTATTGATGCGGATTTGAGGGTTGGGCTCAAACAGATAGATTATGCCGAAAAAAACGGGCAAGTAAATAGTGGATACGATGCGTTTATATTGCCTCTGTTATGTAGACCAGATAATCCTCAACCTAAAACAGAGCAGTTGTCCATATTTAATTCCAATTTAAAAACCGATCTAGATTTTAACCCTAAAGAAGATAAATAAATTATTTAGAGGCAATTCGCAAAAGGTTATTATACTCCTCCGAGTAATTGGAAACTTTTTCTATTTTCATAACCTCTGTTTTTAGGTCATCTATCTTATCTTCTACTCCATTAAACCCATCTTTAGCTGCGGTTTGTAGTGTTTGTACTCTATTGTCTAGGATTTCCACTTGCTGCTTAAGGTTCTCAAAGTTACTATCGACAGTTTTAAAAGACTCTACACTATGTTTCCCGATAGTTAATACCAATCCTCTTATGTCATTAACTAAATCTTCCAATGACTTAATTCTAGTTTCTAAAGAAGAGCTATTATTTTCCATAGGTGTTTCTCTTGTGGTGTATTTGCAAAGATAGAAGTATTTACATTAAGAAGTCAAATATCATTCCATTTAGCCTAAACAAGCATATGGTTACCAAATAATTTTATCGTTATTTACACCTACAACTGAATAAACCAATTTATATGTCAAATCAACCACTAGATACCCAACAGCTAATTCAGCACTTATTTGACAGCTCTGTTAGGATAGAAGCCATGCTAAAGACTTCAATGGATATGCATTCAGAAATACTAGCAAAGCTAAATGACAAAAGCGTAGAATATGTTACGGGTAACGCTATAAAGCGAACCAATGAATATGTAATAGCAATAAAGAAAACACTGGGAACTGCAAAATAAGTTAACCTATAGTTCCTTTGTTAATTATATCAATCAGGTGTTCACTCCCAAGTTTATTATCTATTTCAATCCGTTTCGGTAAACGGTTATTACACAACCATACTACGTTGTAAAAAAAGTTTTTTATTGTTTTCATTTTTCCTCCTTATTTTTATCTAGTGTAAACAGGTATATAGTTACCATAAAAAAGGGGGTGCGAACCACCACACCCCCACACTAACCAATAAACAACCAACTAAATGAACGGTAAATAGGGCTTGATGTTTCGCCAAAACCTCGCAACTAAATAAATGCAAGTAACGATTATGGCAATCCACCACCACCGCTTTAAAGTTAGCAAAACTTTTGAATAAAACCGTTCCCATTTGGAAATAATTATTTCGGGGCACGGTATTTTTACACTAATGAACGTAGTGTCTGTCGGGCATTCAATACTAACGCTGTAAGGCACGTAAATACTGTCTACCTTACCACGTGTTATGCGCCACTTAATAACCTCGTTAGGTTGGCTGTAAATAGTGTCTACGTCAAACCGCCATTGTACTAACGTGTCCGTCTTGTAACCGCCTGTTATTATCGTATCTCGAAATATAACCGTGTCACGTGTGCCTATGTCGTATTTATCGGCTAACCGTTCCTGTCGGGCTTGTAGCTTTTGGATTTTCTTTATGGCTCTAGCCTTTGGCATATCCATTACAGCGCATCCGCTAAATAAGAATAGTAGTATTAGGTATCTCATAACGCTAAGTTAGTGAAGGTGTAAATAAAGGTGTAAATAAAGGTGTAAATAATACCCTAAGTTAGTGTATAATCGGTTATTAATGGCAAGCCGTTACGGTTGGAAATGATAATAAAGCCAGCCGTACCGCTAAAACCTAAATCGTCTGAATAGGCATTGCCAGTAAACACGCTAGGAACTGTTATTTTGCGGTATTTTGAACTGTCGCACCCTGTTATCCTACTATGCAAATGCCCTGCCAAAACTAGGTTAAACATATCTTGTTTGCCGTGGTTGAATACTAGCGTGCCTATCTTGCTATCTTTAGAATGTCCTTTGTCGCCATGTACCAAAATGTAGTTGATACCGTCAATGACTTGTGCGTTCAAACTATGATTATAGGTAAATTTGATAGATTTTAGCGACTCTGATAGCATGAAGTTGATTAACTCGGCTATCTCTCCATTTGTTTCTTCTTTGTTGCTTGCTGTCGGTCTGTCGTGGTTGCCGCCTACGCTGTTTACTTGGCTTAGATTATGTATTGAGCACAAGAATTCAAGTAGCATTTTATAGGCTTCGATAACAACCGTTACCCCGTACATTTTAGACTGCATAGACTTCCAGCTATTCGGGTGGTTTAAGCCTGTGAAACTTTCTATCAAGTCGCCTAAAATATTAATGTGTACCTCCTTTGCGCCTTGCTGGTTGATTATTTCGGCTATCTCTTTAAGTTTGGCTTTGCACACCTCATTGTTGTAGTCTTGTGTTGCTCTTAACCCTTCAACTTGGGCCCCGATGTGTAAATCGGTTATGGTAGCCGCTATGCAATCTATCTTGTAAGGTTCGGGTATTCGGCTAATCCTGTATTTTTCGATTATCGGTAAATGGTCAAGTAGTGCTGCTTTTAGTTCGTCTCCAAAAAACTTTGACTTTGCCCCTTTTTCAATTTCAGCCTTATACGCCTTTAAGACTTCCTTTTCGTGTTGCTCTTGCAGTACGTGCCCTGTATCTTCAAGTTTAAGACGTATTTTAGCCGCTACCATACCCTCACGTTCACCTAGTGGCGTATTGTCCCATGTGTACGGGCTAAATACGTTAGAGTCTTTATAAAGCTGTAATCTTGTTTTAATGCTGTGGAACTCCCACGGCTTTAAATTATGCTTGTGGCATATCCTACGGGGGGTGTAATTGCGCCCTTTGTTTGAGTATTCAAAGAATAGCTGGTCTATAAATTCAACCGCTAGGTTAATTACCCCGTGCTTAGTTTGCCAAATGTACTTGCCGTTTTTTACTTCCCATGTTTCACCGCCTTCAACTTCGACTTGCACGGTCTGTTTGTCACGTTCCCGATAATACACCATTTTTACGTACTTATCCGTAGAACCTACTACGTCGGCTATAATGCTAAATTCAGGTGCTTTAGGGGCTTCGTATTTACTTAGTTCCGCCCTTATCTTATCGGTTACGTTTTGCTTTTCAAATGCAAATTCCATTGGTTAGTGTTTAAAATGAAAATAGCCTACAAATGTAAGCCATCACGCAATTCCTTTGCTTTGTCAAGATACCAGCGTTCTTTGGCTAGGTCGTCTGCAATGCTTTCGCCTTGTTTCTTACCCATTCTCATACGGTATTTAAATGCGTTGCACTCGCAATATGTGGCTACCTTTTCAGCACCGTAAATAGCTACCATCATTTCGATAGTTTCCTTAGAATAGCCTTTATAGTGGTTTGGATTAACTTTATCGCTGCCAATACTAGAAAGATGGTTATCACTCATAAGTCATTGTATGTAATGAAAACCTTTTGCCCTGCGGTAAGCGCTGCTGCAATTGGTGGGTAAATCTTTTTGTAAGCTGCTACGCTTTGCCCGATTGTTTTGCCTACCTTAGTTAAGCCTACCAATAAGCAACCCATCGTGTCCCCTTCATGGTTGCCCACGTGGATAAGGATAAATTGGAAGTTCGGCACACCCGTAACGTGTAGCATACCTTTGTGAATATCTGCAAACCGTTTGGCGTAGTTCATATGAAAACCGCCCTCACGCCTTAATACGACTTCATAACGCCCTGCTGGTATTCTTGTATCACCTTTTACCTTTACTTCACGGTGCTCATCTTCTAGGGTGTAGCATTGGTAAATGTCGTTAATATAGAACCTACCAATGGTTTCGTTTTCTAGGTGGGCATATCGGTCTACTCTTAGTTCCATGCTGCTAAGATAAGTATTAATGCTTAAACAAAAAAAGGTCTGTCGGTTTTTCCGACTACCCATACTTATTCCTCAATATTGTGCAAGTCTTTTTTTGCTCGTTTCTCGTTGTACTCCATTAGCTTTAAACGTAGCGTAATACCGCCAATCATTACGCCAATAACCAACGCCACAAACTGAAGTATGGGGGTAAGCGTGTCCAGAAACGGTTGTAAAAACGCCCAAAAGCTAGTTACAAAACCCAACGTCGGATGCTTGCGTAAAAAATCTTCCACTCTATTCATGTTTGCGCCCCCCAAAGGCTTATTAGTTAAATTTTATTTTTACTCTCAATATACTTTGCTGCGTTCTTTCCCCCGTAGGCAAAAATCCATAAACCAAATACCAATGTTACATAGTCGTATCCTATGGTGGTGCTGCTTAATACGGTGGCAATATCACAAGCTGGCACACTTATGCACTTCCACGCCAACACAAACATAATACTTGAACCGCTTATCGTTACCCATGAAGCTACCAACACGTTAATAAAACTCATTAACCGTGTCATGCTGTAATTATTCGGGCTTTCTTGAAAAAATCCTGTTTTCATATATTATTCTTTAGGTTCAATTAATCCGTTCACGTATTTATACTTGTTAGCGGTATCGCCACAATCAATAAAGTCATTGGGTGCGGCAACTTCAATTGCCCCTTCGTGCGGTTCGGTGTGCACCAATAAAATATCTTCTCCATCAGCTACAATCCAAAATGTCATACAATTAAATTTATGGTGGTGGTTAATTGAGTGCAAGGCAAAACTAAAGTGCCACAATTAGCAGGGTTATACGCCACCCCCCAAAGGTTAGTGCCGTTGATACAAGTGTTTTCGCCCCTTTGCAGTACGTAGCTTAGGTTGTATTCGTACACAAACAAGGTAGTGCTGTTACCCGAACCTTTTAAGGTACATAGATAAGCACTACTGCCCTCAATTGCAATAGATTGTACTGTGCCTATGGTTGTTACCGTGCCTAATGGATTGCTTGATTGTTCGGTGTTAGTAGCAAAGTCCATAACCCTCACACGTTGCGTACTTGCGCCTGCCGTTCCTGTGGCGGTCAAGACGTGGTAATTAGAACCTACTCGCCTTACTTCTAATATACGCCCGTCAAAGCCCGTTACCGTGCCTAGTGTTGACCCTGTTAAGTTATAACGGGTTATAGTTGATGTTGTGATAGTCGAAATATACAACTCCGTGCCATCGGCATTATAAGATACTGTCCACGGATTATTTACAACCGCAAAGCTAGTTATTTGGATATTGGTAGCGGTGTCTATTATCCGTACCGTGTTGCCCGTAAAGTTCACCACCGCATACTGACTTCCATCGGGGCTAATTGCCATTTCGCTAGCACCGTTAAAGCCCGTTACGGTTGTTTGTAGTGCGTAGGTTGTGGCATTATAAATCAGTACGTTGTTTAGGCTTGTGATGTATATTAGCCCATTGTACACCATCGATGCACCATTAGAACCAGCTAACGTACCGAATGAACCAATTGAAGCAAAACCCCCTACTTTATAGCGATCTAATAATTGACCTTGCACATCGCATTCCTTACCAGCATTAGTTATAGCTGTTACTATTTGAGCGGTGGTACTTGCATCTACATTATTCTGTAATGTTAATTGATTAGGCACTTGTATTGTTGCCGAACTTGCCGCCTTTACATTTGTATTGCTTATCAAAGTACCGTTTAGGTATTCAACACTTACGGGGCTATCGGCTACCGTGTATGCTACGGTTGCTGGTGTGGTTGCTATTGTGCTGGTATCTGAACGTAGTATAGTACTATCTGCAACGCTTACATTAGCCGTTGCTCCACTTGGTATTGCTGCCGTGCCTACTGTCGTATTTGCGCTGTTTTTAGCGTTAGCCGTTCCGTTAGGTGCGGTTATCGTTGCGCTGCTGTCTGCTTTTACGTTTGTAACGCTTAAAAAGGTTAAAGCGGTGTTTTGTAGGGTTACGGGGCTATCGGGTATTGTGGCGTTTGTTTCCGCTGGTATGCTTACGATTGTGGTTAGGTCTGAACGCCTTGCAAGGCTATCTGTTATAGGTATGTTTCCAGTACCCCCACTAGGTACGCTTATCGAACCTATGTTAGTTCCTAACGTGTTTGTAGCTGTTGCCGTACCGTCCAAACAAGACGTTACGATATTCTTTGCCCCTACTTCAATTTGGAAGTCCTTCTCAATTACCTCAACCGTTATCATCCTAAGTCGTTTATTTTGAATATGCCATCACCCCACGGTATTATATTTCCATTGGCGTATTCGGCTGTTATTTTCCAAATGAAGTTGCCAGCACGTTTCGTATTATCAAAGGTCAATAGGAACTCGAATATCCCATTGGCTGCATCGGTTATCGTACATACTTCGTCAAATATTAAATTTAGGTTTATGTCGTAAACGCTAAACGTAATAGTTGCGCCCGATATGTTCGACGGAACGGTGTTGCCGCTGCTATTCTTTTCAGTAGCCGCAAACGTCAACGGGTATTGCGTTCCTTTTTGGCTCGTTATAGGCTTACCCATGCTTATTTTTTTTATAGTCAATCATTATCGCAACCCCGACAAACGGAAATCCACTAGCAAAGATAGACAGCCCTACATTCTTATTATAAGGCACTATGTTCGCACCAACTACTGACAAACCAAAACCAGTAAGCCCGTAAATCATTTTTACGTTAGGCTTTGCTCGTACGCTTGTGCTGAATAGTAATATGGCTAGTAAGTATTTCACCTTATTTTGTTAACGGTTAATTTGCCACCTACTGCAGCTACATCATCACCGTTAGCCGTGTTGGTTATCACTACTTGCAATACATCGCCAGCATTCAACGCATCTATGTTTATGTAGCTTAGTTGTAAAATACGGTTGTTCAATAACTCTTGGTAGCCCGTGCAAGTGCAAGCTAACAGCCCGTTCAGAAACACGCCCAAACGGATAACGCTACCAGCCGAACCGTCAACGCTTAGTTGTAAGTTCACTTGATATGTACCTGCGCTGTCGATTATAAGGCTATCACCGCTGTATGTTACATTGTGTAGGTCAATAGCTGCGGTGCTCCATAAAGTATTATTAGAATTGGTAACAACACTAAATACGTTTTGAGTTAGTGCTATCGTTCTAAGGCTATCGCCAAAACCCATTTCACCGTATGCCGTGTGGTCTTGCCATTTAGAATTCCCTGCCGCATCTTGTGAGGTCAATACGTAACCCGTGGCGGCACTTGGTATGTCGTATGTTAGCGTGTCGGTAAATACACTCGTGCCGATAACGTGCAGCTTTTCGGTAGGCGTTTCCGTTCCTATGCCTACGTTGCCATCATTCGCACCCCATTGTAGTAATACTCCACCATCTCGAACATCAAACGTATTAGAGTCCCCGTTTACATAGTTAAGGGTAAAACCCAAATCGCCAGCAAAGAAATCAAAAGTAGTGGTAGGTTTTTTTAAATTCACAATTAACCCAGCACCGCTTACCTTGTTTTGCACTAAAAAAGCTAAAGTATCGCCGCTAAAAATCTTATTTAATTCTAAACTCTCGTTTAAATAAAGCCTATCAGTTCTTATTGTTTTTTGCGCTTGAACATTTAAGCTAACCAATAAACCAATAATAAATAAATACCTCATATTAAATAGTTTGCGACAACCAATACCGTTCCTGCGGTTACCGTGTTGCCTGTGATTAATAACTTCAATGAATACCCACCGCTTACCACCTCGCCATTGCACCCGTTCTTAAATAACACCCCATCAAGTTCTGCCGTGCTGATGCTTGGCATTATCTCTATGTCATTAGCTGGCGTACCGTCGTGCAATACTACTTTAATTAAGGTGCTGCCGTTGCTTGGTAACAAACCCGTGCTTTTTAACAATACCGACTCAAACATTTTACCCACCGCTGGCGTAAACAAATTAACGTAGTTATTTATTAACCCGTTGTTTGCACCTCCGTTTAATGTTACCGTGGCATTGTCTTTGTCAGTCGGGTTTATGCCTGCTGCTAAATCCTTCCATATTGAGCCATCATAATAGTAAAACGTATCGACACTTGTGGCGTAAATTAATGTGCCTGCCTGTGGTGCTATGAAGTCCCATGAGTTGTAATTAAGCCCATAACTGTCAACCGTTAAATAGCTTACTATCGAATTGGTTGTCGCACCGCCAAACTCTGCTGAACTTCCAACGCCCGTATAAATGTATCTATCCCCGTCACTTGGTGCGCTACTCGCTACGCTTGTAAACCCGATAACAGGCTCTTGGTAGTATTTAAACTGCCATTCTAGTTCTGCGTGTACGTTCCTAACGGGGTAACTTTCACGCCCTGCCAACGTATATCCTTTAGGGTAGTGTAGTTCACCCTCAACTAAGTCTTTGTGGTCGTTTAATAAGATTGTCCGTACTGGTGGTATAACTGGCATCTTATCTGTTTTTGTCTAGGAAAACCTGTGAATTGCTATCGCCCAAGTACAAACCAAAACCACCGCTTATCTTATCCGTGCAATTATACAATGGGTATGAATTGGCGTTCTCTCTTAAAAAGTCCTTTGCATATTTTACAAGGCTTTCGGCTGCCGATAATACCGCATTCGTGCTTAGTGATACTTGCGCTTCGGTCGGGTTTTGCCCAAATTCGGGTAAGGTTTGTAGGATACCGTTTGCCGCTGGTTCTGCCCTTCGTATTGCAAGTCCACTATACATAGCGTAATGCGCTATAATCGGTTGCAGATAGTCTTGCATGAACTCTTTGTTTGCTGTCGTTAGCGTGTCTGTATTGTACTGACTCAACAACTCGTTGTAAAAGCTAGCACCTAAAAACGGTCTGATGTATTGAACGTAAACAATAGGCAACCTACTTGTAAAAAATGCGGGGTCGTCTGACTTGTTTGGAAAGTATGCGAGTATCTGTTTAACCGTTATCATACCGTTGGGGTTAATGGTGGTAAAATACTGTTTATTTGTTCGTCATTCAGATTAAATGCAACGGCTAACAATCCACGTTTACTAGCATCGCTTAACTCAACATCGCTAACGATAGCTGTCATAGCTTGCAATCCACCTACTCCGATTATTTCGGCTAATGTTTTGGTTTGCCCTTGCTCCGTGTCCAAAGGTGCGTAGCCTAATTCCTCTCTTATCTCGTTTATGCTTAGTATGTTGGATAGGTCAATGTTATTGAGCAACGATATAGGGCTGTTATTGGCTATCTCTAAAGTGTATTCTCCGAACCCTGCATACTCCAATATAGTGTCCCATGTCTTTAAGACTGACGATTGATAACCTTCAATTACGTTTTTGTAAAACAGTTCAAAAATGGTCTTTAACTCGCTTGCCTGTCCTAGACTTCCAGCGGTTGCCATTAGTATGCTAGGGTGCAACCTATGTGCTCTTAAAACGCTTTCGGTAGCTAAAGTGCTTAGGCTTTCAAATATACCCTCGGGGGCATCGTTGAACAATTCGATTATCGGGGCTGCATCTTTTTGGTCAACGATACTGATAACCATTGAACTGTTATTACCCTCGCCTGTAAACCTATTCTGAACCTCGTTTACATAATCTTCGGGGTCTTTACCTTCGGGCGGTCTACCTATCAAAGTCATTGATCCACTCGGTCTGAATTGGTTTTCTATCCTTGAATGGTTGTAAGTAGGTATCGCATAGCTTATATCTGCCCACCTCTTAAATTCTAAAGTAAAGTAGTCGGGTATAGCGTAGTAATACGTTCCCGTTTCGTAGGTGGTGCTATAAATTACTGATTTTGCGTAGTCCTGCCCGTCAAACAACGGCAACCGTTCCGCAAAGTCCATTAGCTTTTTCTGCTCGTACTTTACTAGGTCGGTTGTCCATCGGTAACTTAGGTAACATTCCTTTAGTTTGTTTTCGATTGGCTTGCCTAGTCTAAACGTACTTATATCCTCATGCGTTACCGATAATTCCTCTCTGATAACTTGCTGTTCTTCACCTTCGCCAATCGTTTGCAGGGTAATCGCTACCGTGTGCATACGGGTCATTATCTCATCGAATAGCATTTTCTGAATAACATCTTCCGCACTTTCGTTTTTGTCGTTCACCTTGGCTAAAAACGCATCTAATGCTTCGTTAGTTACGTATTGCTCACCGTCTTTGCGCTTGATTATTATACCATCGCCACAAGCGATAACGTGCTTAATCAAGATACAAGCCTTGTGCATTGCGCTACGGTCTTTTATCTGTATTAAGGTCGTCATGAACCCGTTACCATCTTCCTTGTAATACGGTACTATCGGTAGCTTGTCGTCAAAAGCCGCCACCGTTGGCATTACGCTTGTATTATTGTACCGAGATAACGCTAATATCTGCGGCATTTTGGCTTGTACTGATGGAGTGCGTCTATTTCGTGCCATACGTTACAAATATAACTAAATAGCCCCACAAATTGCAGGGCTATTTTAGATTGGTCTAAAAATATTTTTAGCCTTAGCTAATAACCACTGGCGAACCGCTTACAAGTATAGTTCCTTCGAAATTGTAAGGTAGTTCAACTTGTTGTCCTGTGAAGGTCAAAGTGTATTGGTTCGGGTCGCCCAATCCTGCGCCAACTGTGGTGTTGACTTGTGTACGAAGTGCGCCCTTTTCCTCAACTCGGTCGTCCCATCCATACACAAATGCGTTACCTTCGTTAGTTACCGCAATTACAACCACTTTACAACACTCTTTAAGTGCGTTAAGCTGTGCGCTTTTGGTTTTGTCAATCTTAGGTACGGTCAAAGTCAATGAAGTGTTTACGAAGTTAGGGCCATTGTCGCTAAGTTCGTTAGTCGCTTCCAAAGCTATCGTATAATCTTTGCTGCCAATCTCATGCCATTGGTCTGCTACTGCGGTACTTGCCATACTTACGGCATCGTACAAGTGCAACGCACCTTTAGTGAATGACACCACGCTATCACGGCTGGCAACGTATAGGTTTTTGAACCCACCTACTGCGGACTCATCCGCACATAGTATTGTAATACTCGCTGTTAAGCACATATCTAATGTTTTTTAAAAGGGGGCTATTACACCCCCTTCGTTTTTTAATTAACCACGACCGTAAACAATCAACTCGCTGTGAGTGTAATTTACACCCAAATCGAAGTTTGCTTTGAAGTAGTACTTTTCTTCTAGTTCGTCAAAGAACAACTTAGCATCGCTGCCAGGATTGGCAATGTCAGTACCAACGTGCAAGTTCTCCAAGTTACCAAAGAACATACGTTTTTCGTTAGCCAAAGAATAATCGTTGATAGTTACCGCCCATGTTGTTTCTTCGATAACTGGTATGCCACGGTAAGTAAGTGCGCCACCGTTAGACAAACGAGTTAGACCGTAATCGGTGTTGCTGTTTTCAAACGTGCTCAAAATGTTGTAATACATTTGAGGCGTAACGTGGATAGCTGGAGTGCCTGTTTGACGGATAAGCTGTCCTGTTTCGCTTTCGTAAGCGGTTTTCAAAGCAGCTACACCGTAATCGCCAGTTGAACCGATAGAGATTTTTGACACATTGGCATCGGCTTCAAAACGTGGAAACCAACCTTGTATTTTGCTCAAAAATGCGGTGGTAGCTAGTGAAGTGTTACCGAACCAAGCCAAAGCAAAGGTATCGTTAACCAAAGCACGTTGATAGTTCTCAACGATGTAAGGCACGATAATAGTACCGCTTAAATCGGTAACGGCTGTACCTTTTTTAAGTTCTTTCTTAAACACGGTATCGTAAAAAGTAGCGGCACATTGCTCAACGTTGATTGCCAACGGCTCGGTACTCAATACTACTTCTGACAAAGCAAAAGTACCAACGGGGTTAAAACCACAAGTTGATTTCTTTTGCACTATGCCTTTCATTTCTGAACCTACATAAACGGTCTTTGACTTGTTAACCAACGGGTCAACATCGTAGCCGCCATTAAATAACCCGTTTGATACGAGTGCTGGAGTAAGGAACACTTCTGCAAAGTATTCGCTAGTCCATGTTGATACGATTGTAATTGCGCTTGCCATAACTTTAGCTTTTTCTTTTTCTTGTTAGTTAATTTTGATATTTTTCTTAGCCATTACAGAACGGAAGTGATTTGAAACCACATCAATACCGTTTTGCACTTTAACCGTTTTGTCCAATGATGGGTCGGCTGATGGTGCTTTAGCTGCAATCGTTTGGGCTACCCTACGGGCTACTGGTGCGGCTGCTGCTACTGGTGCTGGTGCGCCTTGTGCTTTGATTGTAGCTAGTTCCTCACGGATAGCTTTCAACTCTTCTGCGAACATTGTAAGCACGTTTTCCATTTCGGGGGTAGTGCTTTGCATAGCTTCAACTTCCAATTCTTTTAGTTCGGTAATTTTACCGCCCTCGGTAACAACAACAGTTACACCGTCACTCAAAATGTGTTCACCGTTTGGTGCTGGCACTTCGCCATCTTCTGTTAATACGGCTACTAGGTCGCCAATAGCGATAGTTTCACCAAATGACTCAATACGGATTTTAGTCCCGTCTTCAAGTTCACCGTCAATCAATTTAGATTGGATGCCTTGGATTGTGTTTTTCAACTTTGTGAATAGACTCATGTCTGCGTTTTTGAATAGATTAATAAAATTTGTTATTGTGTTTGATTTTTCGATTGCCCAATTTACACCGCTTGTACCGCCCCACATCAACCATGCTACATAGCCCTTATCCTTCCACGGCTCATCTTTAAATTCGGGGGCTACCTCGCTGTTTTGCTTGTGGCGGTTAAATGAAGCCATACGCTTTACCGTGTCATCACTTATCGGCTCTTTGTTGGCTAACTGCCTTGCTCGTGCTAGTCCTACCTCTGTGCCTGCTTCAACTATGTCCCTGCCGTATTCCTCTATCCAATCTAATGCCTTACGTGCGTTGTTGCTTGCGCTTTCGGGGTAATCGGTAAATGTCCTATCTTCGATAAGCAAACGCCATTCGGCTATCTGGTCAACCGCTTTAGCTGCTATTCTTACTTGCGTGTTAATGCCTTTTACAAAACCCAACTCCATCGCACCTTCCGCATCCATAAATGTTTCGGCTTTCATTAAAGCACGAACCCTGTTTATCTCTAAACCAGTATGTACGTTGTAAATAGATGCTAAACGTGCGTTCATTGTTTCCAATATCACAAGTTCGCCCGTGTTGGGGTCGTATTCTGGGTAGTATGCATCGTGTATTAGGAAACCGCTATTCTCGCCAATCTTTGCGTTGCAAGCCAATGCGATAACCGTAGCGGCACTTGCTGCCATACCTACGATATTAGCTTCAAACTTGTAATTCTTACCGCTAGGGGTCTGTAAGTAGTCGTAAATAGAAAAGGCATCAACTAAGCTGCCACCGTTGCTATTTATGTTTATAGTAATTGGAAGTGAATAGCCATAGGCTTGCAATTGCTCAATGAACATCTTACTAGTGATGTCACTGCCAATATCGCCCATAACGTTTATTACACGTTCCATAACTCAAAATTGAGAATAGAACGGCTTATAATATGGGCAAAATGAATATTATTTAACGGTGCGCCTTACTGTGCTTTCGTCAATGCCAAATTTATTAGCGGTGGTTAGTACCGCATCTTTGATGGTGTGGGTAATCGGCAACAAAGCCCGATAATAAGCCTTGATAGCTTTTACCCTTGTTTCTTTGCTCAATAGCCCTTTTTCGGCTAACTCAATTAGTTCCTTATCTGTTGCCATGCTCTGTTATGTACGCCCTCCAAAACTTAATAATATCAACCATGCAACTTGGGCAACTTGTGTTTTTAGGGTACTTAAAACCCATTGCCTTGTAAGCTACGTAAGCCGTGTTGAGTTCGGCTGCACTCCAACTGTCTTTAAACACGAACCCCCGTAATTGCTCTACCACTTCCCTACTGGGCAACTGCTGAATTTCCATGCTATTTTGGCTTTTAAAAAACACCTGCACTCGTTACATTGCGGCAACAAATTTACGATAGGCACTACGTACTCTTTGTGCTCGCACTTATCGCAAATCTTTTCACGAATTGCCTTAGTCCTGTTATCTGTTTTAACCTCCAATGCTCGTTTGGTTTTGGATTTGAATAATAGATGTCTGTTGGCTTGTGGTGTCCACTACGTTGTTTAATACTTGGATAGGTGGCATCTCAAACGTAAAGCCCGAACCAAAACTTTGCTCACTAGCTGCAAGGCTCGCCCCTGCTGCACTAAATATGGGGGCTACAATACCGCCCGTTTCAAAAAACTTTTTGCCGCCCGTCATGTAGTTCATTTGGCTGATAGCACGTACAAAGTCGGGGCGTTTCTGTATGCCTTTGTTTACGATTATTTCGCCCCCTTCGGCTTCCATAAGCCTACCGCCTGCGGAAAACTTTACACCGCCTTGTGAGTGTGAGTTGCCTGTGATAAAACCACCATCCATAGGTATTTCACCACCTAATGCGAATTTTGCAGCGTTTACGGCTGCGGTTGCGCTTACTATACCCGATAATACCGCTGCAATACCAGTAACAATAGCGGCTAAGTTTAAAGGAAACGGTTTCGTTGCAATACCAACCGCTATGGCTGATGCAATCGCTGTACCCGTGTCCAATGCAATCTGAATTAATGCAAACCGCTTTTGACTTTCTGCGTTCTTTTTGCGTTCTGCGTTTGCCCTTATTTCCGCTTGTTTATTTATTTCCGCTATCTTTTTGGCTTTCGCTTCCTCGCTTAGTGTGCTCTCTTGCACGGCTAATATTTGCGCATCTCGGTCTTTATTTATACGGGCGATATTCTGCTCCGTTTCCATATCCTTTAATTGCGCTAATGTGTCAATAGCATTACTAGCAATACCTAAGGTAATGGCGGCATATTCAGCATTCTGTATTTGCTCTTCTTCTCGTTCTGTTAATACCCGTGCTTTATTTTCTTTTCGTTTAACTGCCGCATCTTCTTCTAGTTTAGTCGCATCGGCAATGGCTTGTTCAATTAACAATTTTTCAGCGGCTGACCCTGCCTTAACCGATTCTAATTTAATCTCTAGTTCCTTATCAAGTCGCTCTTGTAATATAGTTAATTCCTCTTCTGAACCTTGTTCAACTTTAAGCAACCTAATATCTATTTCAGCTAACTCTTCGTTTAAAGCGGCTAATCTAAGGGCTTTAGCATCGGCATCGGCTTTAGCATCATCGGCTAATTTCTTTGCGTTTGCATCTTCGTTAATCTTAATTAATTCAGCTTGATAGGTTTTTTCTGCTGCTTTAAGTGCGTTATCTTTTGCGGTCTTACTTGCTTTTGAATTGTTTATGTTTTTTACTTCCGCATCAAAAGCAATTTTAGCAAGGGCTTCGGCTTTTAGTTTCTCGTCTTGAATTAAATTAGCGTTTGCTATTTTGGTTTGTTCTATTAATTGCTTGTTAGCGGCTTCAAACTCGTCACGTTTCCTTTTAGCATCATCACGCAGTCTTTTAGCATCGTCATCAGACTTTTTATCATCGGCTTCGGCATCATCTTGCCTTGCTTTACTTTTTGCTGCAAAAAAATTGGTTATAGCACTTACAGAGTCTTTATATGCCTCTGATAGTTCAGCTAACCTATTTTTTTCCTCTTTTAGTAGCTTTTGCTCCTCCTCACTTATTACCCTGCCATCATTTAGTTTTTTCTCTAGGTTCTTTAGTACTTGTTCTTGTATGTTTTCTTGGTCTCTAGCAAAGCGTTTTAATTCTTGCAACCTTTCCAACTCCAATTTTGATGCGTCATTGCCAGCGGCTTTTAAAAATGCAATCTCACGGTCTAACTGTCTAACTCGTGTATCGGTATATTTTTTGCCGTCCTCGGCTTGTTTTTCTAATGCCTTAGCTGTTTTTTCTGCCGCTTCGTCTGCTGCAAAACTTGTAACGCCAATCGCATCGCCTAAATCTTTGAACGCTTGAATTAACAACCTCGGACCTAGTGTAGCCAATTCAAACGCTTGTCCGATTATCTTTACTTTGTCTTTAAGCGCAAACAACGCTATACCAACGGCTGCCGCAATAGCCGCTATTAAAAATATAGGGTTAGTCAGTAGTACTTTACCGAATGCACTAAACGAACTAGCCGCACCCTTTAATCCGTCTTTTAAGCTACTAAATGTTAAGCCCTTTAAGGTTGTGCCTAATTGCGCTATACGTTCATTAGCTTGCTTAAAATCAAGGTTACCGAGTGATTGCCCAACACCCCCTAATTGCTCTTGAAAGTTCTGAAACGCTGTGCCCTTTTCCGCTTTAATAGCTTCGTTGGTAGCATCTATTTGACTTTGTAATTTACCAGCTTCAGCTGTAAGACGTTTAAAATCTTCAGTACCCTCACCAGCTACCGCTGCGGCTTCCTTTAACGCACTTAGTTTGCTTTTAAGGCTATCTGCTGATGCACCAGCTTCGTTCTCGGTTTGGGTTAACGCCTTTAATTGGTTGTCAACTTCCTTTTCGGATTTGGCTAATATCTGATATTCTTCTGCAAGGGCTTGTATCGCTGCTTCGTTTGCTACAAATACCGCATTGTTTTCTTGTCCGCTTTTACGGGCTGCCGCTTGCGCTTGTAATAATTGTTTTAGGCTTGTTTCGAGTTCCCCTAATGCTTCTTTATAATTACCTACGTTACGGCTTGTGTTACCTACTGCGCTTTCAAGTTTCTTTAACTCATCGCTAATCGCTTTGGCTTGGTTCTGTACGTCTTTGCCTTTTGCGCTTTCACGTTCCGCCCTTGTAAGATTGTTGTATTCTTTGGTAAGGTTCGATAATTGCGCCCGTAAGGAAACAATACTACCCTCGTTTTCGTTTAGTACTTTGGCTTCGTTTTGCGTTTCCCGAATTAGGTCGCCTTTGGCTTTAGTTAGGTTACGTTGTTGAACTATGTTTTCGCCTAACTGCTCTGTTAAATCTCTGTATGCAGCGGTGTTCTGCATATTCAATTCAGTATAGTTGACTAAATCCGCCCTATTCTTTTTGATGGTTTGGTTTAGAGTGGTTAACTCGTTATCAACCTTACCAATAGCTGCGGCTTGGGCTTCAAGTCCGTCAAAGTTAATTCGATATACTAGTGTTTTTTCAGCCATTGCCTAATAAGTGTATTGTTTCGTAATTACCCCCAATCGTTGCGTAAACATCTTGTATAGTGCTGTTTACTATTGTCCTTACCGTACCCCCGTGTACTTTAAATACTCCTGCTGGCGTTAGCTGCAAACCGTTGTATCGGCTGTCGTCGCTTTCACCTATGCCAATAATCCATACGCTATCGTTTCCGAAATTATAGTTGCCGAAAATATGCTGATTGCTTGCGGTTTGAATGTTGCCGTTGCCTAACACCGTACCGCCACCACGAATAATACCCACGTTACCGCTGCCATTAAACCCTACTAAAGACTCAAAGGACTGTTTGCCCCCTGCGGTTAACGTACCGCCACCTATTGCGCTTAGTTGCCTTGTGCCGCCTTGTATAGTCGGTATCTCTGTTACTATCGGTCTATCAAACGGCAAAGTGTCAAACGCTTTCACTAACTCGTAAATAGTGGTTTTGTTTTTGTTGGGGGTGAAGTCAATTACTTGGTTTACATAATACCAACCTTGTAAGTTGACATGCTCCAGATAAATAGGCTTGAACAAATCAAGGTTTCTAAAGTCCACGCCCGTTATCTGAAAGTATGCTTTATGTACCCTTCTATCGCTTATTACGGCTACATCTCCATTATAGTAAGTCCTAACTAATCCGTTGCGGTTCGTGCTGTCATTGTATAACAGATTAACGCTAACAGGGGCTACCGTGTCGGGGTCAATCATGAAACAACTAGGCATAGTGGTTAAGATGCTATTAATCCATTTCCAACTAGCCTTAACGCCCCCCGATTGAAATACCTCAACATACCCTTTAAAGTAAAGTATGCGAGGTAAGAAATCAAAAGACTTTGGCGGGCTTGGTGCGTTTACGTTCCACATAACAGGGATAGGGCAACCGCTTGGGCTCCACGGGTGCAAGTTATAACTTACCGTGGCCGCAAATACTTTAGTACCTAAGTTAGTCACTCCATCTTTGAAGTTGCTACCCAAATCGTACAAGGCACTACCAAAAACACTACCTTGCTCTTGGTTGTAATTTTGCTGCCATTTATCGTTGCTGTCCGTTGCGTACCGAAACTGTAAATTACGGTTATACGATTGGATTATGTCCGTTGTAATTCGATTGTCTACATCTAGTTTATCAGTCAAGTCAACGCCTTGTGAGATTGGTTTGATTAACGCAATCTTTGGCTCAATCCTAACTACACGGTCATCGTTATTGGTTTCAAAATATAGGTTGAATATGTTTTGCATGCCCCCTAAAATATCCAATACCTTAACATCTTTTAAGACACTAGATAAAACGTAAGTGCGCCCTGTGGTAATGTTTCTTTGAAATGTTTGAGTAAATGCGGACTCGTTTAATAGCCTAACGGTCAAAAGTCCACCTAACGTAGTAGAATAAGCATACTTTAGTATTATCTCATATTGCCCTATTGGTATATTTTGTATCGTGCTTTGGCTGCTAAATACTATTGTATTTTGCGAAAATGGGTTTGTAGTTTGTACTACAACTGGAGGGTCTAGTGGTAAATCTATAACTTCTTGTAACGTGTTTATATTGCGAATAATAATATGGAAATCGCCTATGTTAAAATTATTGGCTGCATCAAAATTTATTTCAGCTTCAACACCGTATTGATAATCGCCTTGCTCCGTTATGGTTATTATGCCTGTGGTATTATCATATACGTTGCTTTGGTCGTCAAATTCTACGTTAGGTATTAACCTACTATAAATATAGGGACTAGTTCCTACTGGGCTTGGTGGGAATGTGACACTACTTACTATCAAATCGCCGCCAGCACGTACATCGAAATCAAACAATCCGCTTTTGTTGAACGCATCGCCCGTAAACGGTAGTATTAATTTTGAACCTACGCCCGTGCTAAAGAAATCACTTTCTAAAGTATAGCCAATACTTGCAAAGGCTTTTGTTAGCATCTTACCAATGTAAATAGCTGGTCGCATATCCGTTTCCGCTACGTAGTTACCGTTGTCGGGTTGCCCGTAACTTATCAATGGGTAAACATAATCAAACAAACTTGGAAACCTCCAACTAGCTTCGATATACGCACGGCTCAAAGTTGATTGCGCGGTGCTTGCTGGCAATATACCGCTTAAACTTCCATTACTCATGCCAAAACTAGCTACCTCTAAGTTTCCGTAATCATAGCTGTTTATAGTGGCTGCGCCTAACAAGGTGTACCAATCCACATTATCGCTGTAAATCCGTAGCGTGTATTCGTCAGCTTGGTTTCTTTGCCCTATGTTGATGGCAAAGATAATGCCCGTTAAGATTGGCATACCGTTGTAACTTACCGAGCAATCACGCCCACCTATTGCGGTTGCATTAGCATTGTAAATGTACTTTAGAAATCGGTTGTTTTTAGCCGTTGCTAATACTTTGAAGTCCTTTGTATAAACGCCCTGCCGTTTCGTAATATCTTTAATATCGCTATTCGACTTAGTTAAAGACAAAGGGAACGTGTCACTATCGTTTATCTCAATAGTGCCTATATTGGCATCGTTTTCGTACAAAGTTACCTCTATCATAGCCTTTGGTTGCGGATATTGTTAGCCAATCGGATTGCTAAAGTCAAGCTGCCTAGTTTGTTTTGGTTGTCGTAAACAAACCTCTCATCGTCTATCGTTATCGGTATTAGTTGCCCTGCGGTTTCCATGTATGCTACGGGGCTACCTACCAACTCTGCTAACCATTCGGACTCATCTTGTGACAATATGTCACTGTTTAAAGTCATTGTTTGTACCACATCTCTATACTGCGCCTGTGCGCCCCTGTCTTTAGGTGTAAACCCGTTGCGTAAATACTTTTCGTATTGGGTGCTGCTTGGCTTTACTGAACTCGTGTTAAACCCTGTAAAGGTGTAGCTATCGAAACCGCCCCACCTATTCAGGAAATGAACCCTTTGCGCTCCATCGCAATGGTTAACTATCTTGAAAGTGATTGTTTCAGTTGCGGCAAAAT